AGAAAGACTAATTGCTAACGGAGTCGCTGAAAAGTATGCACCGATTAGTGAGCAACCGGAACTGGATATTGACCGGACATTAGACGGGATAAAGCCGCCATTAGAAGAGATATTGCAGGCTAAGACTAAAGCCGAATTACTGGAATATGTAGAGCAAGCCGGAATTGATGGCATATCGGACAAGAATAAAAAGGAAGAAATCATTGCAGCATTAGTTGATGCAGTTAATAATGGCTTGGTCCTTGATCTCGATGCAAAGGATGCCGATTAGCATGAAGGATGTAATTTTCCAGGATCTAAATACATTTATCAATATTGAAGAGTTTGCCGATCTGCACCAGGTTAACGGGATAACAATGCCGGTTGTAATTGATGCTGATATTTTAAAGCAGCGCTTCAGTTACAGAGATATTCCCATGGATGGGGTTTATACAGGGAAACTGGTTGTTTTCCTGAAAACTGACAGCCTGGGCAAACCTCCGGCCATCGGCTCTGTATTGAGATTGGACAATAATATGTATCTGGTTAACGATGTTTCGGAAGCAAACGGTATTCTGGAATTGACGCTGGAGGCCAATGAGACATGAGCATAGAGGTTAAGGTAGAACAACTACAGAAAGCGGATATCTGGCTGGCCAATGTTAAGGATGGAGTTCCTAAAGCATTGGCCAGTGCGCTTAATCGTACTGCTCAGAATATTTCAGCTGAAGCAGTTCGGAAAACAAGAGAAACCTATGACATTAAGGCAACTGATGTCAGGAGGACTATAAGAATTACTAAAGCTACCAAGGGCAACTTAACGGCTCGTGTTAAATCATTGGGCAGTGCTATACCACTGATTCAATTTAAGGTGCGTCCATCTAAACCTCTCAAAAGGCCTCCTGTAGTACTGACTGCATCTGTTAAACGCAGTGGCGGCAAGCCAATACCGGGAGCATTTGTGTCTACTATGAAATCCGGTCATACAGGAGTTTTTGAACGGGTCGGTAAAGAACGTTTACCTATCAGGGAATTATTTGGCCCGCCAACTCCTGTTATGTTGGATGAACCTGGGGTGAGACAACACATTGAAGAGCAAGCAGTTATTCGCTTAGAAAAGCGGTTGGATCATGAGATTCTGCGATTGCTGGGAGGTGATTAGGCTGACTCCGTTGCTGCTGCTGGAAGAGTTAAAACTGTTCCTGGAATGTGTAGTTGCTGACTATAAGTTAGAGACAAACAGAGGCCAGGCAAAAGCTCCACAGGTGGTCGAGGGTTGGCTGCCTCCCAAGGAATCCACTGATGTGCCAGATGTCCCTTATGTAATGCCGCGCCTGATTGAAGGTGAAGATAACGCGGATGAATCCCAGGTGAATATCAAAATACTGGTTGGGACTTATTCTGAAGATATTGATGGATGGAAAGATGCAGTTAACGTTATTCTGCGCATCAGACAGTGTTTATTGATCAACCGGACCCTGGGGAAAAAGTTCAGAATGGAGCTGCCGTTGAAGTGGAAACTGTTCGAGGAGCAGCCGTACCCGATATGGATAGGCGAAATTATTACTATTTGGACCGTAGCTCTGCCGATCGAACAGGTGGAGGAGGATGTATATGAGTACCAAGAATAAGGATAAAGAAAAGAAGATACCTGATAATTATGAACCGATGGAGGACAAGAAGCCTCCCGAAGACCCTGAACCAATCAAACAAATACCGCCCAAGAAAAAAGCCGGTGCCTCCAAGCAGCGACTTATTTATTGCGGGCCGAATGTAACCGGCGGGGGCCTGCAGCAGTTTATGGTGTTTAAGGGCGGATGCCCGGAGCACTTAAAGAAGCACCTGCAAGCCTGCCCGGCCATACAGAAGCTCTGTGTACCTATCTCAGATTTTACTAAAACCAGGAAGGATATTATTACTCCTGGGACGGCTGCTAATCAGTATTATCAGGAGGTTCTGCGGTATTCTGCAGAATTGAAGGAGGGAAAGTAATTGGCCTACAAACATGGTGTTTATACTACTGAACAGCCCAGTTCAGTAATTCCTCCGGCTAATGTGTCGGCCGGACTGCCTGTGGTGTTCGGCACGGCCCCGGTTAACCGAGCTGCTGACGGAGAGGGGAATGTTAATGTTCCGGTCCTGTGTTATACCTACCAGGAGGCTGTAGCGGCGCTGGGGTATTCGGATGATTGGGAAAGTTATACACTCTGTGAATTCATGAAATCCCATTTCAGCCTTTATAATATGGGACCTGTAGTTTTAGTAAACGTGCTTGACCCAGCTACACATAAAACAGACGTGCCGGCGGCTGACGCCAACATTGTTGATGGTGTCATAACGATTGCCGAAAAAGACGTTATACTGAGCACTCTTGTTGTAAAGTTGAATGCTGGGGCGCAGCAATCCCTGGTGAAGGATACCGACTATACAGCGGCCTTTGATGCTGAGGGACAAGTTGTAATAACTCCAACCCCTGACGGTGCGGCAAGTAGCGCAACTAAATTGAACATTGCCTACTCAAAGCTGAATCCTTCGGCAGTTACGGCAGCTGACATTGTCGGCGGGGTGGATGATACCACTGGAAAACCGGAAGGCCTGGAGCTGATCAATGAAATATTTCCCCGCTTCCGGTTGGTACCCGGTATGATTCTCGCCCCGGGCTGGTCACAGGATCCGGCAGTGGCGGCGGTAATGGTGGCCAAGGCTTCGAATATCAACCAGCATTTTAAGGCCATTGCTCTTACAGATGTTCCCATTACTGAAGATAAATATACAGATGTTCCCGAGTGGAAAACCAATAATAATTACGGGGATGAACTGCAGGTGGTCTGCTGGCCAAAGGTGAAGCTGGGGAGTGAAACCTATCACCTGTCCACGCAGCTGGCCGGGCTGATCTGTAAGACGGACAGCGAGAATGATGATATCCCGTATATGTCTCCAAGTAATAAGAGCCTGCAGATGGATGCGGCTGTTGCCGCTGATGGAGCAGAAGTATGGCTGGGGCCTGACCAGGCAGCATATCTGAATGGGGAAGGTATCATTACTGCCTTGAATTTCGTGGGCGGGTGGAAAGCCTGGGGGAACCGCACCGGATGTTATCCGGGAGTGACGGATCCCAAAGATGCCTTTTTACCGATTCGCCGGATGATAAACTGGATCAGCAACACACTGATCCTGACTTTCTGGCAGAAGGTTGATTTCCCCATAAATCGCCGCCTGATCGATACTGTTTTGGACAGCGCCAATATCTGGCTTAACGGGCTTACGGCACGTGGTTACCTCCTGGGCGGACGCGTTGAGTTCCAGCAGACAGAAAACCCAACTACTGATCTGATGGATGGAATAGTACGCTTCCACGTCTATGTGACTCCTCCCAGCCCGGCCCGGGACATTGAATTTATAATCGAGTACGATCCGCAATATTTGGCGGGTCTGTTTTAAGGAGGGGTAGTTGATGAATCCGGTACCCGAAAAATTAATCAACTTCCGGGTCTATTTGGATGGCAACGATCTGTTAGGGGTAGCTGATGTTCAACTGCCCGACCTGGAACCCATAACGGACACAGTAAAGGGAGCAGGGATAGCTGGTGAAGTGGAAAGCCCGGTAATAGGACACTTCGGCAGTATGGGTCTTACCATCAACTGGCGCACTATAGAAAAGAACGTCGCTGTACTGGCCCAGCCCAAAGCCCATTCTCTTGATCTGCGCGGATCTCAGCAGGTATATGATGCGGGAGCTGGACAGTATAAGTCGGTTCCAGTTCGCGTAGTGGTACGGGCAGTACCCAAAAAGACCGGCATAGGTAAGTTCGATATGGGCTCCACCACAGACACATCCAATGAATTTGAGGTTACCTACATCAAGGTCTATATCAACGGTAAGCGAGAGGTCGAGATAGATAAATTCAATTATATCTGTTACATCTCCGGTACCGACTTCTTGGCTTCTGTTCGCAGAGACCTGGGATTATAAGGAGGAACATATGGATACAGATAACAAAGTTAAGCTGTCCAGACCGATCACATTTGAAGACAAATATTATGAGCAGCTGAAGCTGGACCTGGAAGGATTGACCGGCGGAGATTTGGTGGATGCAGAACGGGAGTATGTATCCAGCGGCGGGGTCATGTCGTCGGTGGCAGAGCTCACCAAAGGATATTTAGCCACGGTGGCAGCCAAAGCGGCTGGTGTCCCAGTAGAAGTAATCCATGCTTTGCCGGCCAAGGACTTTGCAGCGGTTACCCTGCGGGTTCAGAATTTTTTACTAACCTAGGGCTAAGCCATTACCCGGGTAAAACCCTGAGACGGGTGGCTTTGGCTCTTTCCAGAGAAAGAACGTTTACACCAGTAACTTTCTGGCTTAGTCTGCCGCTCTGGGAATTGATAGAGTGGCAGACTATTGTGTTTGAGAAGAGGTGAAGTCGTGGCCAATAAAATATATGAAATAGCCTTTGAGCTCGCCGGCAAGGTGAGCTCTTCTTTTTCTTCAAGCTTCATGGCTGCGACTAAGGATCTCACGCAGCTCGATAAAAAAATAAAAGAACTGAGCACAGCTCAGACCAAAGTAACCCGCTTTAAGGAATTGAAAAAGGAGATCCTGGATACCGAAAAACGCTTTGACTCTGCTCAGAATGAAGTTAACCGCCTGGCCAAAGAAATCCGCCAGGCAGAAAAGCCTACCAAGGAACTAGAAAGGGCTTTTGAAAGAGCTAAAAGGGAAGCGGGGGATCTCAAGGACCGGCTATCTAAGCAACGGGATGAACTGCAGGGATTAAGATCTTCTCTCGCTGATGCGGGTGTGTCTACCCGTAACCTGGCCGATGACAATGCCAAGCTGACCAGGGAACTGGATAAGGCAGTGGAAGCTAAGCGCAAATTGGTCGGCCTGGATAAAGCTATTGCTGATAACGATGCAGCAAAGGCTAATTACCGCGGGCAGTTACTGGATGCCGCCGCCCTGGCGGTAGCGATGGCAGCCCCGGTTAAAGCAGCTATGGAATTTGAATCATCCATGGCTGATGTGCGCAAAGTTGTTGATTTTGATACGCCTGAGCAGTTTCAGGGGATGCAGAAGGATATCCTGGAGCTCAGCCGCACTATTCCCATGTCAGCTAACGGTCTGGCGCAGATAGTAGCAGCTGGAGGACAAGCGGGAATTGAACGGGAGAACCTGACCAAGTTTGCAGAAGATGCGGCCAAAATGGGGGTAGCGTTTGATATTACCGCCGATGAAGCTGGTCAAATGATGGCCGGATGGAGAACGGCCTTTCAAATGAACCAGGAACAAGTGACTTCGCTGGCGGACCAGATTAATTACTTAGGCAATACTACCGCAGCGAGCGCACCCAAGATATCCGAGGTAGTCACCAGGATTGGTCCGCTCGGTAAAGTAGCAGGTCTCGCCTCCGGTGAGATCGCAGCTATGGGCGCCACTCTGGTCGGCATGAATATATCCGAAGAAGTAGCTTCGACCGGTATTAAAAACCTTGTTTTGGCTTTAACATCTGGAGCAGCTGCAACTAAGAAACAGCAGGCCGTTTTTCAAAGTCTGGGCATGAACGCCGAAGATGTGGCCCAAAAGATGCAAAAGGATGCTAAAGGCGCCATCCTGGAAGTATTGAGTGCTATTCAAAAACTGCCCGAAGCTGAACAATCGGCCACATTAACACAATTATTCGGTAAGGAATCGGTTGGGGCCATTGCTCCCTTATTAACAAACCTTAATACCCTGGAAGAAAACTTGGGAAAAGTTGCCGATAAATCGTTATATGCCGGTAGTATGCAGAAGGAATTTGAAGCCCGATCAGCTACATCCGCTAACTCATTGATACTTCTGCAGAATTCAGTAACAGAACTGGGGATCAACCTGGGGACTGTTCTGCTGCCGCCCTTAACATCGGTTGCCAATATGTTAGCTGTGGGAGCTGGGAAGGTAGCTGATTTTGCTGAGAAACATCCTACTTTAACAAAGGGCATTGTGTATGCAGCCACCGCCATGATCGGATTAAAGATAGCCAGTGTTGGTCTGGGTTATGGGTATACCTTATTAAAGGGTTCAGCTTTGAGCCTGGTCAGTGCAGTGCATAGAGTCACATCTGGCCAAGTATTACAGAGTGCAATATTGGGTGCAACTAAAGTAAAAACTGTTGCGGTTGCTGCCGCCACAAAAGCCTATACAGCAGCCCAGTGGCTGCTGAACGCAGCTTTAACCGCAAATCCGATAGGCCTTATTATAGTTGGTATTGCCGCATTGGTAGCCGGCCTGGTATTGCTGTATAACAAGTCTGAAAAAGCAAGAGAGATAATGAATGCTTTGTGGTCCGGAATGAAAAAGGCCGCAAAGGCAGCTATTGAATTTGTTATTGGCTTAATTAATCGACAGATAGAAAGTATAAATACACTTATTGGTCTTATCAATAAGATCCCCGGCGTACAGATAAAGGAGATATCCACTATCAAAACTACTCAGGGTAAAATTTTGGGCGGGCATGCTACTGGTACCACCAACTGGTCCGGAGGTTTGACCCGGGTCAATGAACGTGGTGGAGAAATAATTGATCTGCCCAGTGGCAGCCGGATATATCCCCATGATGTATCCATGGCTATGGCATCCCGGGGAGCTGGTCCTGAAAACCTGACTATCCATGTGCATATTGATGGCGGCAGTCCTGATGTACGCAGACAGGCCCAGCAAGGGGTGCGGATGGGGCTGAGTGAATTCGCTGCTCTCATGCGAGAATGGCAAAGACAAGAGGCCAGATTAGCATATTAACAGTGAGGTATCGATATGGCAAACACTTATACTACCCAGCAGGGCGAAACATGGGATCTGATCGCCCTGCGGGAAATGGGAAGTGAAAAATACATGTCTCAGCTCATGGAGGCTAATTATGCCCACCGGGAGACTGTCATATTCTCGGCCGGCATTGTTCTGGTCATACCCCAAATTACGACACCTATCCCAACGACACTGCCCCCCTGGAAGAGGTGAGGTTATGAATATACAGCTGGCCCGGCGGTCTAAGTTGCTGCTGCTATATAACAATAAGAATATCTCCGAGGAAATCGACCAGTACCTTTTAAGCTTCACCTATACTGACCATGCCAACGGCAAAGCAGATGATCTGCAGATCACTCTCGAAGATCGCGAAGGATTATGGCGCTCAGAATGGTTCCCTGAAAAGGGAGCTCGTTTGTCATCAGGGCTGGTTGTGAGCAATTGGGATGGCAACCAGCGTGAAGAAGCGCTGCCCTTAGGGATTTTTGAGGTAGATGATTTCGATATAAACGGGCCGCCAGAAACAGTGACAATGAAGGCGATATCAGTGCCCATTACCAGTTCTCTCAGTGGTGAGGATAAGACCAGGGCTTGGGAAAAAACGAAGCTGACAGTTATAGCAGCAGATATTGCAGGCCCGGCTGGTATGGAACTGTTTTACGATACCGATGATGACCCCGAGTATGATCGGATTGAGCAAACGGAACAGGCTGATCTGCCCTTCCTACAGAAACTTTGTGAAGACGCAGGTTTGTCCTTAAAAGTAACCGGTCTACAACTGGTTATTTTTGATGATAGTAAATACGAACAGATGGAGCCGATAAAGACGATTAATCGCGGCAAATCAAATGTCATATCATACTCCGGTCAGTCTAAGACAAAAGAAATCTACTCAGCCTGCCGGGTGGAGTATAAAGGCGGTAAGCAATCAGAGAACATCAACTACACCTATGTGCCCCCTAATCGTCCTGCTACGGGAAGAACCCTGGTAATTAATGAGCGTGTTAACAGTATCGCGGCTGCTGAAAGATTGGCCAAGAAGAGGCTGCGGCAAAAGAATCAGGAGGAAATGACCTTTAGCCTCACGATGCAGGGGGATATTACCCTGGTAGCAGGTGTGACGGTAATGCTGGAAGGATGGGGCGTATTTGATGGGAAGTACTTTGTCAATCAGGCTACACATAGCGGACCAGGTTATGTAGTTGCTCTTGAGTTGAGAAAAGTTTTGGAGGGCTATTAAAATGGATGGCCAGCTGAAAAATTTAATCAGGGTAGGCAGAGTATCATCAGTTAACCCAGCTGCTGGGACTGCCAGGGTGGCCTTTGAGCACCAGGGGATAGTATCAAATGATTTGCAGGTATTAGTGCCCCAGACATTACAGAATAAGGATTACTTCATGCCTGACATAGGCGAACATGTGGTGTGTCTTTTTTTGCCGACAGGGAACCAGGAAGGGTTTATATTGGGAGCAATCTATTCAAACCAGGATAAGCCTGCGACAGCTGATTCTAATAAACCCCAAGTCAGATTTGCCGATGGAACCTGGATTGAGTATGACCGGAGCTCGCATGAACTAACTGTATACGCTGTGGGTACCGTAAATATTACGGCAGCCGGCAGTGTCAATATAACTGGGGATGTCAATATCACGGGAGATGTAAACGTAAGCGGGGATGTAGTGGCCAGCGATATAAGCTTAGTAAATCATGTGCACAAAGAAAATGACATTGGACAAACCACAGATCCTCCCCAATAGAGGTGATTTAATATGATAGGCAGCCTGGGCTTTACGGTGTTCGAGACATCATCCAATAGAATACGTACATTTTCCGATCTGAAACGGAGTGGATCCGCGCGCTGGGCAAACCATGAGCTGGTAGGGAAAAAACCGGTGCTGGAGTTCTTAGGGCCCGATGTCGAGCGGATTAGTCTAAGCATGCGGTTTGATGTAGCTTTAGGGGTTAACCCGAGTGAATCTCTTGCAGTTTTGAGATTTACGCGTGATGCTGGCCTGGCTGTTCCCTTCATTTTGGATGGACGACCTGTGTCCGACAATCTCTGGGTAATCGAATCTCTTGAAGAAACATGGCAGCATATCGATAACCGTGGCAGGTTGCTAGTAGCGGAAGCTGATGTCAGCTTAATAGAGTATGTTAGGCCAGGGGGTGGTAGTTGATGGAGTTTACCGTAATAGCTCAATCACAACAAATTGATTTTGCTCCAGCAACTGAACTGGCTGAAATTTTGCAAAATGTCCGTACTATAATAACTACCCCTAAATACTCAGTGCCCTTGAATCGAGAATTTGGAGTGACTATGTCCTGGTTGGATAATCCTATGCCGGTGGCTCAGGCCCAGTTAACTGCAGAAATAATTACTGAGATCCAGAAATGGGAACCCCGGGCCCGGGTGACACAGGTAACATTTACCGAATCCGGTCAGGAGGGAATACTGATTCCTAATGTGAAGGTGAGGGTTTCGGATGAACTTGCCTAAAATTGAATTTGCCAATAAGGACGTCAGCCAGATAGAGGCTGACGTTATTACTACATATGAAGCTATATCTGGGCGGAAACTGGCGCCTGGAGATCCCGTCAGGTTATTTTTGCAGGCTATAGCAATGCTTATTGCCCATCAAAGGCTTTTAATTGATTATGCTGCGAAACAGAACCTGCTGGCCTATGCGTCAGGGGATTACCTGGACCATATAGGAGCTTTGGTCAGAACCGAGCGCATACCTGCACAGCCGGCAGTTACTACCATAAGATTCATTTTGTCCGCTGCCCAACCACAAGCAGTGATAATACCGGCCGGTACCAGGGTCACTCCGAATGGCCAGGTATTTTTTGCGGTACAAGAGGACATCACAGTATCAGCTGGCAGTTTGCAGGCAGATGTATTGGCTGTGTGTACTGCTGCAGGAACGGTCGGAAATGGCTGGCAGGTTGGCCAGATCAACCAGTTGGTGGATCCGTTGCCCTGGATTAGTCAGGTGTCTAATATAACGGTCAGTTCTGGCGGTTCTGATGTGGAAGCAGATGACATGTACCGGCAAAGGATTTATGAAGCCCCTGAGAGCTTTTCTGTGGCTGGGCCCGAAGGGGCATATAAGTATTGGGCAAAGACGGCATCTCCTTTGATAAGTGATGTGGCGGTTTACTCGCCGGCTCCTGGCGAAGTGTCGATTCGTCCGTTGTTAAAAGATGGCGAGATACCGTCACCGGATATATTGAATGCCGTTGATGCAATTTGCAACAGCAAAAGCCTGAGGCCGCTGACCGACCAGGTAATAGTCGCAGCTCCGGAGGTAGTGAATTATAACATTGAGATTGAATACTTTGTGGCCCAGGATAGGTCCACTGAGGCATCTGCCATCCAGGAAGCAGTCACCGAAGCCGTGAATGGGTATATATCCTGGCAGAAGGAGAAGCTAGGCCGCGACATCAACCCGTCTGAACTTATAGCCCGTGTGATGGCTGCGGGAGCTAAACGAGTGATTGTTACAAGTCCGGTTTATACCCAGGTAGAGCCATACCAGGTGGCCATAACTGATACAGTTAACGTAACCTTTGGAGGGTTAGAAGATGCTTAATATATCTGATATCAGCCTGTTGGATTTGATTCCCCCCAACCTGAAAAGTGATCCGCAGGTACAAGCAGCAGCTGCAGCACTGGATGCAGAACTTAAAGCGGTGACAGAAGCGGTTAAAAATATCATCCTTTACTCACGGATCGACGAGTTGCCGGGAGAAATAATCGACCACCTGGCCTGGCAGTTTCACGTCGATTATTACGACCCGGGCCTCCCACTGGAAGTAAAGCGCATTCTGGTGAAAAACGCTCTGACCTGGCACCGAAGCAAAGGGACGCCGGCAGCAGTGGAGGAACTGATCACGGCAGTT